CCGTGTTGAAAAAGATTTTCAAAGAAATGTGGTTGCCTTTGTCGTCACTAGCTGTGACGGTTTTAACCTTAAATGGCTTCCTACCAAATGCGTTACCCTTAAAGGTTTCTGTGTTTTGTTTCAGGTCCAGATCGTCACAGAAAAGCACCAGTTCAGTGTATTCTGTGTCGTCTTTAAACTCACATCGGTTTATCTCAACATTGTTGTCGTTTGACTTTAGTACAGTGTGGTTAGCTATTGTGGTCATCTTGTGTTGCTCCTTATGTGTGTGTGTGTTTCGTTGTGATGCGTCTATTATATGCGTTTGTGTCAACACGTCAACACCAATATGTATAAACATAAGTCACCGTGATGATACTATGTTGTGCCTTTGTTGTGTGTTAGGTGGTGGCTATGGGGTCCCACCTTGGCCCACACATGTCAACATTTGTCAACCTTTTTCCGTGTTTTCTTTTGTCTACCACATGCTGGCTCATGTGTCAACACAAGGCTGGCCTATGCAAGAATCGTGCCAACTTCTTTGGCTACCACATGTTGACACAAGATGCAACACATGCAAGATCCGTGCCAACTCCAGCGTATACCACAGACGCGGACCTATGTCAACACAAGTTTACCCGTGCAATTCTTGTGCCAACTCCGGCATGGACGTCTTGAGTTCTACTCATGGTAACAAAGGTCATGAGTTTGACTCATGTTGTCAAAAGTGGCACACAAATTGCACCGGGGGAGGGGGTTGACAATTGTTTATTATTATAGTACCCACCTAAGCACAAAATAAGGCAAAACTAGGAAAACTACCCCCTTTATTAACACATGTAACCTCATGTTTCTACTAAAGAAACCACTACTTCTACCCCTAAGCAATAAATAGCTTGACTTAACGGAATACTTGTGTTATACTATAGTTGTACTTAGGGACATTTGTGTTATGACTGATGAAATAAAAAAGAGAGGCCGTGGTCGGCCCCGTAAGTCAGAAATAGCCGCCTCTAAAGCCGGAAACAGGGGTAAAGTAGGCAGACCCAAAGGTGACGCTGCTGTAATAAACGAGTACAAGTCTCGTATGTTAGCCTCGCCTAAGTCTAGGAAGGTCTTAGAGACTATCTTTGACGCTGCTTTGGACAACGAACACAAGAATCAGGCTTCTGCTTGGAAACTAATTATGGATCGCGTGTTACCTGTAGGTGCTTTTGAGAAAGAAGTGATTAACGGGGCAGGTAGGAATTCTATACAAATAAACATTTCCGGTGTTGGTGTTGTAGACGTAAACGACAACGAAGTCATAGAAGGAGAAGTAGTGAATGAAACTTAAGTATTTTTCTATGGACGAGTTTGACTGTCAAGTTACCGAAGAAAACCGCATGGAAGAAGACTTCCTTAAGAAACTAGATCGTCTGCGTGAGGGCTGTGGGTTTCCTTTTGTTGTCACAAGTGGCTATAGGCACCCCGTAGAACATCCTATTGAAGCTGCTAAGGAAGTCCCCGGTACTCACGCGCAAGGAATAGCAGCAGACATCCAGATCACCAACGCCAACGAAAGATATAAGTTTATCAGCGAAGCACTTAGTATAGGCTTTGCTGGTATAGGTGTTGCTAAGGACTTTATACACGTAGACACGCGAGGCACTACCCCTGTTGTGTGGCTCTACTAATGCCACAATCCAAAGATTACAAAAAAACACTCATAGCTCAGATGGATCTAAACTGGGACGGTGTGGAAGAGTTAGACGAAGACGAAGTTCCTTCTAAAGAGGAAAAAATAGAAGGGGAAGAACCTGAGTAGCTATGTCTACTGAGCTAAACATTGAACTTCTACCGTGGCAACAAGCTGTCTGGGATGACCCCACGCGGTTTAAGATTGTAGCGGCAGGTAGACGTACAGGTAAGTCTAGGCTGGCTGCTTGGATGTTGATACTGAACGCCTTACAAGCCGAAAGAGGACATGTATTCTATGTCGCTCCAACACAAGGTCAAGCTAGAGACATCATGTGGCAGACGTTGTTAGAACTGGGTAACCCTGTGATATCAGGGAGCCACATTAACAACCTGCAAATTAAATTAGTCAACGGCGCTACTATCAGCCTCAAAGGTGCTGACAGACCGGAGACAATGCGCGGTGTCAGCTTGAAGTTCCTTGTGTTGGACGAGTACGCCGACATGAAGCCTGAGGTGTTTGAGCAGATCCTTAGACCAGCATTGGCTGACCAGAAGGGCTGTGCGATGTTCATCGGTACGCCAATGGGTCGTAACCACTTCTACGAACTGTACAAGTACGGTGAGCTGGGGGAAGACGATACTTACAAAACGTGGCACTTCACGTCCTACGACAACCCGTTGTTAGACCCTGAAGAGATTAACGTAGCTAAGAAGTCCATGTCGTCTTATGCTTTCAGACAGGAGTTTATGGCTTCCTTTGAAGCCCGTGGCTCAGAGATGTTTAAAGAAGAGTGGGTTAAGTTTTCTGAGGAATGTGAAGAAGAAGGCGACTACTACATAGCTGTTGACTTGGCGGGGTTTGAAGAAGTTAATAAGAAGCGTAGTAAGAACTCTAAACTGGACGAGACGGCGATAGCGGTGGTTAAGGTTAACCCCGATGGTTGGTTTGTAGAAAACATTATCTACGGACGTTGGAGTCTGAACGAAACTGCCGATAAGATATTTCAAGCGGTGCGCGACTACCAACCACTAAGTGTGGGCATAGAGAAGGGTATAGCAAAGCAAGCAGTAATGTCTCCTCTACTGGACCTACAGAAGCGTTACGGGAAGTTCTTCAGAGTCGAGGAACTAACCCACGGTAACAAGAAGAAGACTGACAGAGTGATGTGGGCCTTACAGGGACGCTTTGAGAACGGCTTTGTAACTTTAAACAAAGGGGAGTGGAACTCTAGGTTCTTAGACCAACTGTTTCAGTTCCCAGACCCTCTAACGCACGACGACTTAATTGACGCCTTAGCTTATATTGACCAGTTGGCTAATGTAGCTTATGACTATGATTATGAAATTGATGAACATGAGATACTAGACGTAGTGTCGGGGTATTAAAATGGCTAAAGAAAGTAAACCAGAGTTTTTGGATAGAATACTTAATCCTGAGAAATACCCGTACATAAAAAATAAAGACGGCTCTGTATCTACACACCGCATGGCTGCTGAAACTGATGAAAACGGAAACTGGTATGTCTTTCCTACTATTCAGTTCAACGGGAAAAAGTTAACCCGTTTTAAAACTAACCAGAAAGCCATGAAAAACGCTATGCTTACGGGTAATTTTTTACCAATGGCTTCTAAAAAAGAAGCTTTAAATTACGCTGAAGGGGGTTACAAAGTAGGAACTCCTTTAGAAACTTTTAACCCCTTACTAAAAAAAGCTAACACAGCTAATACCTTTGTGGACGCGGTGGAATAAATATGAGCGAACTTTTTGAAACAGACCCTTTGTTAATAGAGGAATCTATTGAAGATTGGGTTATTACTAAATGTGACGATTGGCGTGACAACTACGAGTCTAACTACGCTGACCGCTTTGAGGAGTACTACAGACTGTGGCGGGGCATCTGGGACCCTGCTGACTCTAGTAGGGCATCAGAACGCTCTAGGATTGTTTCTCCTGCGTTACAACAGGCAGTAGAGTCTAACGTAGCAGAACTAGAAGAAGCTACCTTTGGACGTGGGAAGTGGTTTGACGTTAGTGACAACGTAGGAGACACAGATAAAAAAGACGTGATGTTTCTTAGGAACAAGTTAACTGAAGACTTTGAGTCCTGTCAGGTTCGTAAGGCAGTAGCAGAGTGTCTCATTAACGCTGCTGTGTTTGGCACAGGTGTTGGTGAACTGGTCATCGAAGAAATGAAAGAGATGGTCCCGGCTACACAGCCCATCATGGGAGGAGACTTACAAGCTGTTGGTGTAAACATCACAGAGAAAGTCAAGGTTAAACTTAAGCCTGTGTTGCCACAGAACTTCCTAATTGACCCGGTAGCCACAAGTGTTGAAGACGCTATGGGTGTTGCTATAGATGAGTTTGTGAGCTTACATCACGTAGAGCTTTTGCAGGAACAGGGTATTTACCGCGACGTATTCGTAGGCACAGCAGCACCAGACACTGACTTAGAGCCTGACCAAGACCTCACAATGTACAACGACGACAAGGTCCGTATTACGAAGTACTTTGGTCTAGTTCCACGAGAGCTTCTAAAGAACGCCTCAGAAGACCCTGAGGACGACGAGGAGGAGAAGTTAGTAGAAGATGACGAAGACACTAAGTCTGAGTCAAAGTACGTTGAGGCGGTCGTAGTAATCGCTAATGGTGGTGTCCTGTTGAAAGCAGAGGCTAACCCGTACATGATGCAGGATCGTCCTATAGTGGCCTTTCCTTGGGACGTGGTTCCCAGCAGGTTCTGGGGTCGTGGCGTATGTGAAAAAGGTTACAACTCACAGAAAGCTCTGGACGCAGAGTTAAGAGCTAGGATCGACGCTCTGAGCCTCACAGTACATCCTATGTTGGCTGTTGACGCTACTAGAATGCCCAGAGGAGCTAAACCTGAGGTTCGTCCCGGTAAAATGATCTTAACCAGCGGAGATCCTCGTGAAATCTTACAGCCGTTTAACTTCGGACAAGTAGATAAAATTACTTTCTCTCAGGCGGCTGCTTTGCAACAAATGGTGCAACAGTCTACAGGAGCCGTTGACTCAGCAGGTATTGCTGGTTCTGTCAACGGTGAAGCGACTGCCGCTGGCATCTCTATGTCTCTTGGTGCTATTATTAAACGCCACAAACGCACACTGATTAACTTCCAGCAGTCTTTCCTGATACCTTTTGTCAAGAAAGCTGCCTACCGCTATATGCAGTTTGACCCTGAGGGTTACCCGGTAGCTGATTACAAGTTTAACGCAAGTAGTTCTTTAGGCATCATGGCTAGGGAGTATGAAGTTACGCAGTTAGTGCAGCTGCTCCAAACCATGCAAAAGGACTCACCGTTGTACAACACGCTGATTCAGTCTATCATAGATAATATGAACCTCTCTAACCGTGAGGAGCTTATAGCAGCTATGCAGAAGGCTATAGAGCCTAACCCAGAACAGGAACAGGCACAACAGCAGGTGCAACAAGCCCAGCTTGCTTTCCAACAGTCACAAACTGCGGCTCTTACTGCACAGTCCCAAGAGTCTTCTGCAAGAGCAGTTAAGCTTTCTGTAGAAGCTGATTCAATACCCAAAGAGCTAGAAATAGATCGTATTAACGCCGTCACTAGAAACTTACGTGAAGGTGACTCTGATGATAAAGAGTTTGAACGACGTATGCGTGTAGCTGACACCCTTCTTAAACAACAAGAGATAAAAGGTAAAAACAATGCTAACAGACAGAGAGTTCCTAGCCCTACTCAACCAAGTAAACAACCACCTTCAGCCCAAATGGGACCGCCTAGACAAGCTAGAACACCAGATCAAGGAGTTGTCTAGCGCAAAACTGAGTGGGGCAGTTGCTGTGGAAAAGAAGACCAAGAGCAAGCAAGCTGCCTAGTAAACCCACAAAGATACGTTAGTTATGTAATGCTTTATAAAAAGACACTGGCTTTTGCTGTGTTAACACTGGCCTTACAGTGCAGTGCAGAGGCTCGTGAGCTTTTTGTTTTTGGATGTGGCTCCGCAAGAATCACATTCCCCAGCAGCACCTTTCCCGAGGGTGTGCCCTTTACTACCAGAGAAGTATGTTACTGTAGCAGAAGGAATTGGAAAGGGATTGGGTGTAACATTAAACGGAGAAATGAGGATCTTTACAGGCTTATAACCCAAAAAAACAACCTTATAGCAGACAAAATACTGAGTGAAATATCCAAAGGACGGAGGTGATCCATGCCCAAAGTAGGAAAGACAAGTTACCCATATACTGTTAAAGGTATACAAAAAGCAAGGAACGCAGCTAAACGCAAAGCCCCACCAAGGCGTAAACCGGGCAAAACAAAGCGATAAACAAAAAGCTTGACTTTTGCCCATAAAAGTGCTATAATATAACTATAGTTAAACATAAGGGAAACAATGACTGATCCTGAGCTTGAAACCTACTTCAACAACTACAACCAACTCTTTAATCACGTAGGCTTCAAACAACTCGTAGAAGAACTTGTTGACAATTCAAAAGACTTATCTGACGTAAGGTCAGTAAAGGACGTAGAAGAACTCTTCTTTCGTAAAGGCCAAATCGCTGCTTTTGCTTCTATAATTACCCTAGCGGATACAATTACAGCAGCTAGAGAGCAAGCCGAAGAGGAAGAAGAAGATGTATAAAGTTTACGATTTCCACTGCGAATGTGGACTCGTATTTGAAAAGTTTGTAACCAACGGTACTACAACCAGCAGGTGCGGTTGTGGCTGTATGGCTATAAAAACATTATCTGCCCCGGCTTTTATCTTAGACGGCTCTAGTGGGGATTTCCCCGGTAGACACCTAAAATGGGTAAGAGAACACGAAAAAGCAGGTAGCTAAACACACTCTCCACAATGATTACAATCACGGAGTTTAATTATGTCAAGAGCGACGTTGGTTGATCTGCCTCCTGAAGAGGAAAACGCAGACAACGTAGCAAACGAAGTAGAAGAGATTCAGCAAGAAGAAACTGAGCAACCTCAAGAACAACCTACAATACCAGAGAAATACCAAACTAAAAGTTTAGCAGAGGTAGTGCAGATGCACCAAGAGGCTGAGAAGCTTCTAGGTCGTCAATCATCTGAGGTAGGAGAGCTTCGTAAAGTTGTAGATGACTACATAACGAGTCAACCACAACAAACAGCACCTCAACCACAAGTTGAGCCTGAAGACGATATAGATTACTTTACGGACCCTCAAGCAGCCGTTAATCGTGCTATTGATAACCACCCTAAGATACAAGAAGCACAAGCATACTCTAATCAGTATAAAAAGCAAACGTCACTAGCTACTTTACAAAGTAAGCACCCTGACATGCAAGAAATTCTCAAGGATGAGAAATTCGCTGATTGGATTAAAGCTTCTAAGATTAGGACTCAGTTGTTTGTAGAAGCTGACCAGCGGTTCAATTCCGAAGCTGCTGATGAACTCTTTTCACTTTGGAAAGAACGCAGGACAGTTGCACAGCAGACCGCACAAGTTGAAAAACAAGCGCGTAAGCAGCAACTTAAAGCAGCTAACACTGGCGGTACACAAGGAAGTGCTGAAGGAACCCGTAGAAAGATATATCGTAGGGCCGACATTATTAAACTAATGAGAACAGATCCCGAGCGATACCAAGCTATATCAGAGGAAATACTGACAGCTTACGCAGAGGGTCGAGTCAAATAATCTATTAGGAGATTGACTAATGGCTACTGCCACATATCCCGGCGCGGCGGGAAATACCGCGAAAACAGAGGCAGCGACGTTTATACCTGAAATATGGTCTGACGAAATTATCGCTGCTTATCAAAAGAACCTTAAACTGGCTCCCCTTGTCAAGAAAATTGGCATGAACGGCAAGAAAGGGGACAAGCTCCATATCCCTAAGCCTGTCCGTGGTGATGCAAATGCTAAGGCTGCTGATACAGCGGTTACTATCATTGCTAACACTGAAGGTGAGCTGACCGTTGACATTGATCGACACTTTGAGTATTCAAGGCTCATTGAAGACATCGTCGAAGTACAGGCTCTTAGCAGCTTGCGTCAGTTCTACACAGAAGACGCTGGTTATGCTCTGTCTACTAAAATAGACACAGACCTCCACTCTTGTGGTACTGGTTTTGGTAACGGCGGTGCAGTAGTTTTTGCTGCTGCTGTCGCACCTACTGACTACCAGCACACAGGTTGTTTCTTCAACGACGGCGGAACAACGACTCAGTACACAGATGACACAGCGGTTGCTGCTGACATCTTTTCTGATGCTTTCTTCCGTAACATGATTCAGAAGCTTGATGATAATAACGTACCGATGGATCATCGTGTACTTGTTATTCCTCCTTCTGTTCGTAACACGATTATGGGTATTGACCGATATGTATCATCTGACTTCGTAAGTGGTCAGGCGGTAAACTCCGGTCTTATTGGTAATCTGTACGGTGTAGACGTGTACGTGTCTGCTAACTGTGCTACTATCGAAGCTGCCGGAGATAACTCCGCATCAGCTATTGATACTCGTGCCGCTTTGCTTTTCCACAAAGACGCTATTGTCCTTGCGGAGCAGCAGTCAGTACGTTCACAAACCCAGTACAAGCAGGAATACCTTTCAACTCTCTTTACGGCTGACTGCCTGTATGGTGTTGAAGTGTATCGTCCTGAGGCTGGTTTCGTTCTCGCTATTGCTGAGTAACGAACTTTCTAGGGGGTCTTCAATGACCCCCTTTTTATCTCTATTCTACACTCCCTGAGGGAACATAGCTAATGTCCAACTATACTAAGACTACAGACTTTGAAGCCAAGGATAGCTTACCTTCCGGTGACAGCAATAAAATCATTAAAGGCACAGAGTTTGAAACCGAATTTGACAACGTTGCAACAGCCATTGCGACTAAAGCAAACAGCGCAAGCCCGACTTTTACTGGGACACTAACAGCCGCTACATTAGACATCTCTGGTAACGTAGATGTTGACGGAACTTTAGAAACAGATGCGCTTTCTCTTGCTAGTACTGTTGTTACGTCAACAGCAGCAGAACTCAATATCCTTGATGGCGTAACGTCAACCGCAGCAGAGCTAAATATCCTTGACGGAGTTACTGCTAGTGCGGCAGAATTAAACCTAATTGACGGAGTTACTGCTACAACAGCAGAACTCAACATCCTAGACGGAGTAACCTCAACAGCTGCTGAACTTAACATTCTTGATGGAGTTACATCCACAGCGGCAGAGCTAAACATATTAGACGGCAAAGCTTTTCTTGACGAAGACAACATGGCGTCAAACAGTGCTACAGGTATTGCTTCTCAGCAGTCTATTAAAGCCTATGTAGATACTCAAATAACCGCAGAAGACTTAGACATTACAACAGACAGTGGAACTATTGCGATTGACTTAGATAGTGAAACATTAACTGTATCAGGCGGTACAGGTCTTAGTAGTTCTGCAACAGGCAATGCAGTTACTTTAGCAATAGATAGTACAGTAGCAACTCTTACAGGCTCACAAACTCTTACAAACAAATCATTAACTGCTCCTACGCTTACAGGCACAGCTACAGTAGCTTCCCTAGACATCTCAGGTGATATAGACGTAGACGGAACTACGAACCTTGATGTCGTGGACATTGACGGTGCCGTGGACATGGCTACAACTTTAGCTGTCGCAGGTAATGTAGATTTCAATGGCGACCTAGACGTAGATGGCACAACTAATCTTGATGTTGTAGATATTGACGGCGCTGTGGATATGGCTAGTACCCTTGCAGTTGCAGGAGTCCTAACCGGAGCTTCCCTAGACATATCTGGTGACATAGATGTAGATGGCACAACCAACCTTGACGCAGTAGACGTAGACGGTGCTGTCAACTTTGCAGCAGACGTAACCTTTGCCGATGGTGCAGACATCATCACTGCTTCAGCAGGAACAAGTAACTTCCGCGCAGGTGTCAACGCAGGTAACAGCATTGCAAGCGGTGGTAATTATAATGTGGTTGTAGGTGATGAAGCAGGTACTGCGATTACTACGGGTGACAGCAATACTCTTGTAGGGATGAGGTCTGGAGATGCTTTAACTACCGCACAATATAATGTTGCAATAGGGCATGAC